TGGTGTACTCCTCATTAAAGAAGTCACCGTCCCAGTGGATTCGGAACAACTTCTCAGCGCCACGCTTTTCACAGTCGGCTTCGAACTCGGTGATCATCTCATTAATGAGATTTCTCATCACCTCGCGAGACGCGTCTTTAAGGAGATTGAAGTTGTGCAGGAGCACGTCTCGCACGCCTTTATAAATCTTCTCGAGTTTGCCGGCATAGCAGATCTGCTCGCAGACCGATGTGGCACCGGGGCATGAGAATGCTTTTCCGGAGGGGAGACCGAAAGTGTTCGCGATTACCGCGGCTTTTCCGGTGGAGTTAACTAGGTTTGCAACCTTGCGGTCCTTGGACCGGAGGAGTTTGTCGTCGTTCATGCTGCAATTATTACAGCACTTTTATTCTCGAGTCAACTCCTGTAGACGAATTCTTCCATCATCTCGGATAGACGGGCTGGGATGAGGTAGCTCTCGAAGACCTGGTCGATCTGTTCGGTGATCTCGCTGTGAGTAGTGGTTACCACAGGGAGACCAACTTCATGACCGATGGCATCGCTGGTTCCGTAGTACTCGATCTCGGTGACGACGTACTCTCCGCGTCCAGTATGGTAGTCGACGCGAACTCCGTGTAATGGATGCAAACGAAACACTGCCATCCACTGGTTCCTTATGGTCGGCTTGTGGTCCGGGTGTTCATAGTCCATTACTCGCTCCGGGTATTCATAATCCATTATTCTCCAACCTCGAAAAAGTTACCGGTCTGATCTGCGAGCATGCGCAACGTCATAACGTCGGGCGTCCCATCTGGGTTGATCTGTCCGTTAAATCTTTGAAATGCAGAAAGCGCTCGCCGAGTTTTCAAATTAAAGACTCCTCTATCAGCATTCTGCAAACGTACACCGGGGTGGTTCGCGAGCGCAAGTTGTACAAGCTCAACGGACTTTTGGATTTTGGGTCCGGCTTCTCGAGCTCGAGCCGAGCTAATGCATTTTGTTAAATGAGAAGTTCGGATGACGGGCACGCCGGCGGGTCCGGATCTAGATCTGGATCCAGGCAAACTTCTCATATTTAATGTGAGAAGTTGGGATCCATCGGGCACCCTTCGTGCACCTCCGTGCACCCGTATGGGTCGAGCAAAACATAAGACATCACTTTCGTGGCGGACTCGTTCGTAAACCCCGTTGTGTTCTTGGGGTCCTTTTGGCAAGCCTGTATTGGTCTGACCTTCAATCGATTTGAAAGTTCGATGAGACTTCCAGGATCCAACATCCGAAATAATCCCAACATGCGGGGACTCGAGTTGATGGGTTATTCCAGGCGGATACGCAAAAAATACGATGTCACCTGGTTTTGGAGTTTTAAATATAAGACCACTTTTAATATAAAAAGATAGAGCTGATGCTGAGTACTGGTGATTTGGTACTCGGTATTTTAAATCTTTAAATATTTCATTAATAAATCCGCCATCCCAGTTTAAACCGGGAGGACCAAAATTTGATCGGTTATCGGACAGCGCTGTGTAACCGATGTACTCGGTCGCTTTCTCAACCGCGGGGTGGGTTCGCTTCTTGCGCATAACGGTTAGTCTACCAAGTCTCTCAAGATTAGTAAGTTTATTTAAACTAACTAAATTAATCTTTTGAATCGGTTATATGAGAAGTTGGTAGATCTAGATCCAGATCCAGGTCTTCCACGGGTGAGCTATCTTGCTTCCCGCAAATACAATTTCCATTACACATCCCTCGCCGACCTTTCTTCTAGGAGGTTCGCTAGCCGATCTGCTTCGATCGCAAGAGTAGTGAGCCTCAGATGCTCGAGGCGGGTAGATGCATTCTTGATGTCATTTGACATATTTGTTGCATGTTGACGGGCTAGTGCAGCTAGCTCAAGATCACTCATCATCTTCTTCAATCTCCGCATCTTGAATATTAGAAGTTGATGTCGTCAGGCCCATCCGCTCCGCAGTTGGAATAAGAGTAATATCAGAAGTTTCTGGCCGCAGGCGGCGAAGTCTTTCTTGAATTAACTCAGCAGCTGGCCGAATGTCAACTTCCAACTTTGCATCAATCTCGATACCGCCACGGACGCCGGCTCGATCCAGGATCTCAGTCGCAGCTTTCAACTTCACAGGTTCAGACTCGGCGGACTCCATGAGTTGTTCGAGGACCTCGACTGCTTTGGGGGCAGCCTGGTGAACTCGTTCACGGGCACGAACTGCGGCACCTGTAATTTGTGGGCGCTTGGTTCCGAGATGGGTTCGACACAGACCGTCATCACTTACTCGACCCGAGTACCACAGAAGGCAACGGTTACCGTCGGACTTGATGGCACGGCATCGAGACGGGGGTCCAGAGATAAGTGGAGACTTCCCCGGATCTGAGAGTCGAGCTTCACGGATACGGTTCCAGGTTTTTGTGGCGTGGATGACCCAGAGGGGGACGAGGTGGTCAGCCATCTCTTCGATCAGAAGATCCTCTTCCGTTATGTAATCGGAGTTGAGGTCACGAGGATCCGTTAGGATTGCTCGACGGTCTTCGGCTGAGATCTGGTTCTTGAAGGCAAGCATCTCCGGGGAAATAACTTGTATATGTCCAGTGGGCACGCCGTTCTCGTTGTAGATTGTGTTCCAGCTCAGGCGGTTGACACGGAGCACCGATCGGTTTTCATATGTGTCATCACACACGCCGCGGTCAACTTCATCTATTCCATATATGGAAAGGTCAGGCCGCAGGTCATTGGGGGTGTTGATGTCATATTCGAGTGCTTGCTCCGCGGGGGAGAGCTTTTCAACTTCTGACATTGTGTTTTTCCTTCAAAAAGTTTTTTGGCGTGAGGTGCGAGGCGCATGCCGTTTTCGCCCTAAAAACCTATCATAACACCAATCTCTAGAAGGTTGACTTCCGGCCCGAAATCTGTTATCGCTTCGGAGGCCTGATTCCTTTCATCTGCCAATGCACTCTGACTGACTTTCGACACTTGTTACATTTACAGCTAGGCCACGAGTTTGCTTTTTTCTCATTACAGGGTCGGCACGAAAGAACATAGTTAGTTCGGAGATCCATGCCACCTAAAGATGTTGGAACAATGTGATCGACAGTTCTATTGCGACGAGTGAGTCGAATCTCGCAGTAGTGGCAAAATTCTTCCTCGCCGTCTGGGAGGTGTCCTCGTCTGTGTCGATCTGTCATTTAGAACGGAGGTTTCTGATGTAGCGGAATGTAGTCTTGTCCGCCGAGATATCCCGAGACAAAGAGCGCAACATCTCGACCGACTTGATCGATGCACATTTGAATAAGACCCCCCTTATATAAAGTTCCGTCTCCATACGCGAGACGATAGAAAGCAGCCGAGGTGCGGTACATCTGTTCTTTACCAAATTGATGGTGAACGGCTCGAATCACATCTTGAGTCAATGTATCGCCGTCGAAGTCTTTGACGTAGTAGTCGGGGTTAGTCAGAGTCGGTTTCATCTTGCTTTAATTCTAATCCGATGCTTGGAACATGACCATCGCAACACTTCTCACACGAACACATGTAAAGCTTCTTGTCAGATAGAAGTTCACCTTTGCAACTCCCGCAGTGGCCCGTCAAGCACCACCCGCAGGGGCAGTCCATTCGAATAACAGTGATCTCTCCTGGTTCAAGATTCGTTGTCGGTTTCCTCTTCCTCGGGGTTGGCATCGTCAGTCACCTCCACCGAAGCTCCAATTTGGAACCAGTTAGCTGTTGATTTGGAAGCCCATTGTCCAACAACTTCTGTCATTTCATTGAACGATAAAATCTCAAGGCTGGACAGCTTGCCCTGATCTACTAACGCAAGTTTGAACATAGCCAACATATTAATCATTTGCTGCGGGCCTCGAGCCGTGACCACACTCAGGACGTGCTTGTGGGGGAGTTCATATAACTCGATGGCATCAGCTTCGAAAGAGTTTGTTTTGATATGAATTGTTGGAACATTAATGTCGAAGTAGCTTTTAGTAGATTCGCTGTCAGTCATTAGTTTTTTACTTTCGTTATTTGGTGAGAAAAAGTGTTCCGGGTCCTCCTGATCCCCAAGGAGCATGAGAGCCTCTCGGGTCTTCGATACGTATCCAGGCCTCCGGATCGATCGACGGAAGCTCACTATCCATCCCGATGTACCCCGAGATGTATCTAAGTGCAGCCTTCCCCACCGGGCCATATAACTCAAGTTCTTTAGATAGTTGATCAAACTGAGAGACAGAACCGCTGTAACGACTGAGATTAGCGCAATAGGTAGCCAATATGTGTCCATCGTATTTCTTTGCCAATTCTTGATAGAGGTCCTCAGCGGAGCCTGGTGGATATGAACTTGCTTTATTTGTGAGTTCGAATATTAGGGCCATTCGTCCTCATCAAAAGTGAGAAGTTCGTGGATCGATGATTCACTCAGAACGGGCATTACATCGTGATCTTGTAGAAATTTTGCGCAGGTAGTCACAACTTCAAAACTACACAACTTCTCCATATAAGCCAAAAATATACGAATATCGTTTAGCTCTTCTTGGAGAAGAAACCAAATTGCAGCGTTTGACGCCTCTTCACCATGTTCAGTCCACAGAATGCTTATTAGCTGTTCTGCACTGCCGGGCTCACTTCCGAATAATGCTGTTGCGTCGTTCATCGTCTTCACAATCTTTACAGATAAGTTCAAATTTTCCAGTCAGCTCTCGAATTGAGAACTGAATTTGTCCAGCAGAGTCGATCATCCATGCATACAGGTCACGATCTCGCTCCCCGCCACATCGATCACAGTAGTCAACAACCCACTCAACCTCAGCGTCTTCAGCACGAGCTTTCTCAATTCCAGAGTTGAGTGGATTATGTTCCGGGCTCCCAACTCGAAACTGCCGCTTAAAATATCGAGCCACCGTTTGCATCATCGATGGATTCTCGACCTGCTCCGTCACCAATACAGCCGGCCTAACTCCGCCAGAGCAATAACACTTTTCACCACCCCAAGTACGACAGATGGAATAGTCCGTATCTGGAAACTCGTGCTTAGATGTGGGGTGTCCACAACTACATATCTCAACTGTTGTTGTCATCACTGCTCCACTCCATAAAACACTTCCCACAAAGGATGCGATTGTGAGGACTTGTTCCCATCACAAATCCACTGTTCTCTGCCAATGGCGTGGGATAAACTCCGGATTCGGCCGAAAGAATTCCCAAGCACTTGTCACATAACGCCGGATTCTCGATCCAGGTAAAAGATTCGCCTTCAGCAAGTGAAGCCACCATTCCTTTCCCCAGCGCGTGAAGAGCCCCTGGACCATCTGTCGAGAACATAAACATTCGAAGATTAGTTGCTATCAAAACTGCTCGTGGGCTCTGACAACTACATCTTGTCATACCCGGGCTGCAACTCCACACACCACGTCCATCAACATATGTGTGATGTCCAATCGAATGTCCACACACGCAAACCTCTCGTGTCTGCCCACGACGATCTCGACGTAGCGTCCCATTTTTGATTCCCTCCTTGACCCGCCGATATTCCTCAACGGCACTCTGGTCAAAAGGATTTCGAATCTCTACCACAACCAATTCTCCTAACTTCGGGTTACTCAACAGGATAACACAAAATGCGCACTATAAGACACTATAAAGACCGTTTTTTAGATTTACACTATTTTTTCCAAATTATGCGGGCGATCACCCTCGCGTACGTATAAGGGAATATATTGTAAATCTAAAGAATGGTCTGCATAGTGTCGCATAGTGCCCAAATACCCCACATATTTTCGGCCTGATCAGGGATTTTATAAAAAGCGCACTATGCGACACTATCTAAAGCGCACTATGCGACACTATTTGACACTATAGATTTCTGAACAAAACTGCCCCAATTTGGAACCTTACCTAAATATACTCTTCTAGGATTTTGGCTTTTGTACATTCCCCACTCGACCCCCTACAAAAGCAAAAACCGGATCAGTATTCTGATCCGGCCCTCGCTTTTTCTTTATTTATGTCACTTCTTGCTCTTCGTGATCTTCTCCGCAAGAGCAGATACAGACTTTTGACGGTTATATGTTTTCACCGCTACGACCAACAACGCAACGAATTCAACAACAATCAAAGCTGATATTCCGAGCAAGAAGCTCATCCAATCCAGATTCATCTCACCTCTTACGTTATTTCTAGACTTGTATTTGCAGCTCTAATGTTATCAAATTTTCCGGAGTAATTCCGATATCTTTCGATATTTCTGGAACATACCCACTCCCCCTTACAAGGTCTGCATAGTCTCTAATTCCCCGCAACTCCCCCACCCCCGCATCAAACCAGGACCAGCTGTCAATTCGAGATCCAAGTCCCCTACCTAAGTCCGACCAAATCGCCTCGGCTTTCCAGTAGATCGACGGTTCCGTATACTCCCCACTCAGCGGAGTTAAGATTCGAGCTTCGGACCCCCACTTCCCCATCCCCATTTCCCGCGCAATTAGAGAGCACAACTCACCAAAACGAGATACCCAGACAAGCTCTACGCGGTCCTGTAACGAGATTAAATGGCCGAGCATAGATGGAGACCAGCACAGCCCATCCAACTCCAGCACAACCTCCGGCCAGGCTTTATAGCAGCGTTTAGCTGAAAGGACGCCCTCAACTTCTAAGTAGAGAATCACTCGAAGTCCACTCTGTATTTGCCGGCCCCTAAATCCTCTGCAACAATACCTTCTTCTTCTGCACCCCCGCGACCCGAAGAGAAAGCAAGTCTTCTTCCTGGCTCAGCAAGAGGCCAGTCTTCTTCATTATTAAGTTTGACAAACCAATACTGACCAGCTTGATCCCAAAGAACGGGTTCTTCTACAGACAGCAAAAAGAGGTCATCTAAGGTTCCGCCATTCTCAATGTGATTAATGAGAAATTCAATGACGATCTTATCTGACCTCTTTTGCTGCCTACGACGCTGCCACTTTGCAAATAAATTCATGCAAAAAGTCTACAGCACAGCACAGTATTAAATTAGTGCGCGTACTTCAACAGCTCCGGGTATGGATCAATCTGCACTCCATCTTCTCGGACCTCAAAGTGCAAATGCGCTCCGGTAGAGACTCCGGTACTTCCGACTAGTCCGATTACCTGCCCCTGCGACACCTTTGCTCCGACCACAACCTCTGCAGGCGCTGAGCCAGCGATCATGTGCCCATAGACATACTGACGGTTTCCTTCATCTTGAATGATGACGTCCCACCCAAGTGCACCGTCCCAGCCGACCGAGACGACCGTTCCGGACGTAGACGAGAACACCTGAGTTCCATATCCGGGATTCATATCTAATCCACGGTGATCGGTGGAGCAGCCTGCACACGGGGCGACGCGGTATCCAAAGCCAGACGAGATTGTCACGTTTGCACCGTCAACAGTTGGCCAAATCATATTCGGCCTGTAGATGTCATGCATACGATCCACTAGCGGAGGCATCTCAGATGTGCTGGGAACTATAAACCTCTGGGACTTAGATCGACTTTCTGTCCACGAGTTAGTTTCTGAGTTGGCTAGGTAATACGCGTCAGTGCTGTCCATCGTTGCATACGCAGAAACTGACGTACCCAATGACATGAGAGACACTGCCGAAATAATTCCTACAGTTGCCCCAACCTTTTTATAGTTGAGGCTCTGTACTTTTTTTACTCCGACCAACATCCTTCTTTTGAACTCCCCCAAAGTAGATGGAGGATCGTTAGGAATGTGTCCAGCAGCTTTCAGCATGTCTCGTGTATAGACGTTATATGGAGACGTGGGGTCATAGCTATATGTAACAGCAGCACCCATGCTTGCACCGGCGGATACGTGAGACATGGCCGAGACAGGTGCTGGGACAGTCCCGTCCGTGAAGTTCATGTTCTCGATCTTTTCGCTGACACGGGTCACAATCATCTCTGGAGATACAGAAATAATGCTCTCTCGGAATTCACCGAGCAGATCTGAAATGATACTGGTGCCGATGACTCCAGTAACAGTATCTGGTTCGACGTTGGCAAACGCATCACGCACAATGCTTGCCACGCGCTGACGCTCCATGATTGCCACTTCTCGATGCGTTCCAACACCAGACACATCTTCGAGAATCTCGGCTTGATAGCTGTCCAATCCCCGCTCTGATCCAAACACCTTCAGATAATCTCTGCGGCTTCTGCGGAGGACATATGCGACCTTATCTTTGATCGCGGTTTGGCAGTTCATGTTCCACCTCTTACGAAGTTGGTCTAACTGCTCCTTCTTGGTTTTCATATTGTTTTTCACTGTGTCATTCCTTTCTGCGGGGGGATTTCCTCCGCTTGTCATAGCTACACAGTCCGCCATTACAGCGACTTACTACGGCCAACTCGCATTCAGAATTCGTTCGGCGAAATCATATGCGGGCCAGCTATCACACGCGTCCTCATGAAGTGACTCCTGTAGGAGGTCATACACATCATTAAGAGCGTCTGGGAAAGGTCCGGAGACTTCTCTAATCCAGTCTATCTTTTCTATTGCAAGAACCACAAGGTCACAAGGGCTCATGGTATCCCATCATATAGAAAGAAACAAGTTCTTCTATTTTAGCCTAAATCATTCCCAATTATTTAATTTTTCTATATATGCTCCACACATACTACATCGATACCCCGAACTGTCTTTATCATCAACCCACTGGTGCCCTACAAATAGACACCCCCAACTTCTCGACATTACATACCTCCAGCATGTCTCAGGATGCGGTTTAGGATCTCTTTACTTCTCTCCTCAGAGACGGGTTCGCTTGGATATCCAAAGAACTCTTCAGTAATTTCTTTATCTTCTTCTTCTTCTTCAGAAGCAACTTTGATTCTTCCCTTTCCATGCGAATCTAGAATGCCGATCCGTCTTGCATATGCGATTCGATCATGTACCGTTCTCACGGATGGTAGTACCTGGACTTCCGCGATCAGGGCAGCGGGGTTATTTACGCCGAACTCCACTGCAAGTGAATAGAGCGATGCAGTATGTTGCGTTATGTTTCCCGGCGCAATTACATCTGACCACCACTGTAAATGGGCTTTACAGTGCTTTCTTGCACTTATAACGTCTCCAGCAGACCCGGTGTCGGCCACTCCTCCAGACACCATTTCAAGTAGTTCAAAGATGTTTCCGTAAATAAATCCGATCCTACGGGTTGCAGATTCTTCATTGGTCCCAAATATCGGGATGCGAAGATAGCCAAGAACTTGTAGTTCGTAAGTTCCAGGTTCATTACGGGAAATCCACCACTCAGAGATAAAGCCATCTCCGGTGTTTTTTAGTTCTACTGTTGCATAGAGAGGATCTCTCATGAATTCGTGTAGACCAGAGACGGTTTGTCCAGTAGGCATACGTACCTTTTCTACTTACTTACTGGTTGGCTTGAATACCTTGACTGCAATCTTGTCTGTTGCAAACGCGAGGAGGAGAGGTGCACCACCAGAAATCACCGCACCGATGATTAATTGGTATTGCGTGTCTGCCGTTGACACCACAAAAGTGTGAAAAACGTTTGCAATCAGAGAAACAAGTGTAAAAGCTCCAATTGCTAACCATGTTGTGGTGACTTTCTCCCCACGCTCTCGTTCAATAAACAAGGCCAGGGTAAAGGCAATGATCGAAATGTCTAGCATGATCGGGACAGCGAACTGGAGAGGGGGATTGTCGCCGACTGCCCATGCAGCAGCCGAGTACAGTCCCGAGAATGAGATGTAGAACGAGGCAGCTGCCATGCTTGCAATAAGAAAGAGTAGAAGCGACAATACAAAAGTAGTATCAGCGTGGAAGCGTTTTGCTCCTCTATGTGCCGTTTCTTCTACTTTTACTTTTGGCTCTTCGACGGGTGGCTCATCTTCCACGTCGTAGATGGTCAGTTCAGTTCTCAGTTCTGGTCCGTCATGCGGATCAAATTCACTACTCACGATATTTGCCAATCTACCCTCTGGCTTAGCAGGAGGGTTAGGAAGAAATGAAGGATCTCGTACCATCTAACCATTGTATCGTTTATTTGATATTTGGATATAAATTTTATTAAAACTTGCATTACAAAACATACCATGCTTATAATCGATGCAATCGGCACTACCAACCAACAACCAACAAGGGAAGTGACATGGCAAGTAAACAAGAAAAGCTGCAATTGCTTTCGGACTATTATCCGTTAGTTGCTAAGTACAAGTATCTAGCAACCAAAGCATATGGATCTCGGTCCACTGACTCTGAAGCTCACGATGCTTCACGGGAGTACACCAAAATACTCAAGGAGTATGCAGACAAGGGCGGCTCACTCATAAAGATGGCCGAGGCTCTTGAAGTTGCATACCCCTCCCTACGTCGTCGAGTTATGACCGCCGACATCCCCCCTCTTGAACGCCACAAGAAGTCTGTTGCAACCAAAGAGCAGTATCAAGAAGCAGTTGCATACCTCAACGAATCAAAGACTCACGGTACCGCGGTCTACCACAGCGCAATTTTTAATCTGTATAACAAGGGAATCAGCCTCAACCGTCTTGCAAAAGAGATGGGCCTGAAGTCTGCGTATCCCCTGTACTACGGACTGAACAAAATGCGCATGGCAAATAAGGAGACTGTCTGATGTATCACCAAGAAATAGGCGAGGCATATCTTCACGAGTTTGTAGAGTGCCTCAACGAGTCTTGTCCGATATTTGAAGAAGAACAAGAACTTGACATTCTTGTTAGTTACTCAATCTCGAGCGCATCTGGGAAATGGGTATGTGTTGGCTGTCTCAAGGAATACGAGTGGACTGGCGACACCCCAGATTTTGATGATCCTCGAGATGAATACGGGTACGACTATGACCCGGAGGAAGCATATGGACGAGATTATTGAACAAATTGCTAAAAGTCTGGCGGAGTCTTACTCCTCTACTCCAGACCCAATACCTACAACTCAAGATCGACAAGCTGCAAGAAATTTAATACCAACCCTAGAAGATTTGGCTCTCAGGGCCATCCTTCAGGATCGACTCTCGACAGCAGAGTCTGCAATTAAAGTCAATCTAGAAGATCTATAACGACAAGGAAAATGACAAAATGACAATAACCTGCCACGCATGTAAGGGCTTAGGGCTCATACGTAGTGCAACTGAATACAGAGAAAATTACAACGTCATATGTGACGTTTGTAGAGGCATTGGAATTCTTTATGTTGAGGAGATCCAAAATGCCAGTAATTAACATGACTGGACTCAATACCCAGGCAGCACCAATGGACGCAATAGAGTCAATTCTTGTGGACCATCAGGGCGGATTCATTAATCACGTCGAGGCTCTCAGCATTATCAATGCAATTGTTTGCGAATGGAGGCAATAATGACTAAAGCAGTTGCAGTAATACCAACAAAGTCAAATTTCACGGGTCTTCACAATATTGTGTCAAAGTTGGAGAAAGACCCAGAAGTAGAAAAAATTGTTGTTGTTGCTCATGGACCAGTGACATATTCTGTGCTTCTTTCCTTTTATATGGGTAAATCCACAAAGGTCTCTCTTCAATATGCAGCACAGGACGAGGGGATCCATGGAATGTGGAATATCGGAATGAAAGAAGCAAAGGCTCTTGGCTGCCACGCTCTATTTATAAATGACGACATAGATAGTGATCACGACACTGCAAGCGTACTTTGCGCCGTGTTAGATAGTGATTCTGATCTCGGGCTTATTTGCCCAAACTATGACGGCAGAGTTACCTCTTCCGAGATCGAGCATGTCACAACCACATGTGGTGCTCGTTATGACGGGACTGGTGGTCTTGGTGGCTTTTATATGGCCTTCCACAAAGACCTTGTTCCACAGTTTGAATTTGACACCAGGATGAAGTGGTACTACGGAGATGACGACATTCTCGCATGGACGTTGTCTCAAGAACGTGGTGTTGCAATTACAACTAAAACTAATTGTTGGGGTAACGAGAGCAAGACCATTAAGTTAGATCCCCCACCCAATTTTGCAGAAGATACCGAAAATGACCGCCTGATCTACGAATCGAAATGGAGCACCAAATGACCGAAAAAAGCGAACACATTATCCGCCGAGAGCACTATGTCGCTGGTCGGCAAGACGAGCGCGAATGCATCATCGAGTTATTGGAGTCGGAGTGTGAGTGTCAACAGTGGGAGTTCACACCTTCACAGGTGATATGCGCCCCACATCGAATGGTCGCGCTTATCAAGGCAAATAACAATGGCTAGTTCATCTAGACGATTTTCTCACGCTTACTGGATAGAAGTAGGCAGGCTTCGAGAGCAGCAACGCATCATTGATCTATTCGAGTCCAGGCTCTGCCCAACAAGCGGGGAGCATGACTGGATAGAGAATGAACAATGTCTATGTCAGACGTATATCGTAGAAGATATTGTTGGACTGATCCGTGATGGGACCACCCCACTTTTTGATCCACAACAAGAAAAAAATTTCGATGTTTAAATCTAACTCTTACGAGCATAAGACATACGCTTGGGGCTGTGAGGAAGGTGCACAGGCGGAGCGTGAACGTATCATCGCGCTACTTAAGGACAGCCAAGCTGAAGCAGTCTGGTGTGACGCTGAAGAAGAATGTAACCACGCAGTCACCTGTCACGACATTGAGCAGTGGCTTGAATCTGTTGTTGCGGATATCAAGGGAGAAAACAATGCGTGATTCATTTACCCCCGAAGAGGTAGACCGAATAGAAAACAAAGCCTATGAAGTAGGTGTCCGCATCGGTACAAGCCAAGAGCGTGAACGCATCAAAGTAAATATTGAAAAACGTATCGAAGAATTGTCTTCATGCAATAAAAACGACGACTGTGCAAAGATTGCAGACTACATAGAGTCTTATCTACCAGAGTGGCTTGAGTCAGTTGTTGCAGATATTAAGGGAGAGAACGAGTGAGTGAGATATTAGACACACTTGCATACATGCAAGGTGCCCGAGAAGAACGCGAGCGAACCATAAAGCTACTCAAACAACTTCGTTGCGACAAAACACATGACTGTGGCAAGTGGCACGATCACTACCCATATACTCCCGATGAACTGATTGAATTAATTAATGGCGAAACGCCCTAAACACATACACGAAACTGAAGCATGGGTTTGGTGGGCAATTATCGTTCTTGCAATTTTAGGCTCACCTATAGCAATATTTGTCTTACTAAAACTATAAGAAAATAGTCAATTAAAAAAGCAAATATCGTAAAACTACGATAGTCCGGCCATATCGGAAAATCCCAATATTAAGGAAAAATCAGTGATAAAAGATAAGTCCCCGCTTCGTCAGAAGGACATCCGACAAGGTGAGAAGCAAGAGCGTGAGCGCATCATCGCGTTGATAAAAAATTCTGTTCCAGATTGTATGTGTGCCGATGTCGGAATGACTTGGTGTCGTCACAACGAAACAGAGCTACGCATCATTGAACTTATCGAGGGGGAGAACAATGCGTGACTCATTCACCCCCGAAGAAGTGGATCGGATTGAGAACAAGGCCTATGAGGTTGGTGTCAACATCGGCACATATCAAGAACGTTTACGCATCTTAAAAATAATTGAAGATCAGCTATGTACATGCAGCGATAATTGCGGAATGATTGACATGTACGGACCAACCCTTATTACTCTTATTGAGGAGAAGAATAAATGAGTAACCAACAACCACTCTTCTTCGAGGCATTTGATGATCTCTTCCAAGAAGGAGAACGAGAAGAGCGTGAGCGTATTCTTGCTGTATTGCAGGATCATGTTTGCCCATCATGTGACGAGCACTTTGCACGTTTCGGCCTTGACCCGATACTACACACCCCATTCCCGCACTCCGATTGCGAGGGTTTGCTGAGTGCGATTGATCTTATAAAGGAGACAACTAAATGAAATCTTTTATGACAGCTAAAGAGTGGGTAGATGCCTACGCTAAGGGCCTGTTGGAGTCTCTCAATACTTCTTTCCCCAACAATATGAATGGTCACATCGAAGATCTAGCTGTCTGGACTGCGACATATTCTGACAATATTTACTCTTTTATTAGCAGCCTTCCTCGTGATTATGAAATAAAACAAGAATCAAAAAAACTAGATGGAGATGACAATAATGCACATTCCTGATCACTACGAAATTCGTCGAATGATTTGTGGCCTACTTGGTCATAAATATGATCAACATCAATACATTGTTGATTACACTCTAGAAAAATCTCATTACCTGCATTGCAAACGTTGTTATTGCACAATCAAGGAAACAGAAAATTGTGTGGCCACTACCAAAAACCAGGTCGAGGATTTGAAATGGTCAAAAGTAAAAAATGTTATTCATAAAAATGACAAGTATGTTCCCATCTAATGCCACGACCTAGCTGGCATCAGACATGGATGGAGATGGCAATAGCCATATCTAGAAGATCTCGATGCGTAAACCGCCAGGTTGGCTGCATTATTGTTACAGCACAAAATAGACCTATGGCTGTTGGTTATAACGGACCACCCGCAAATCTTATAACAACATTAATTACACATTTTGGAATAGAAGCTATTCCTGTTTCAGAGGGTTGCACTAGTTGGTGCCCTAGAGGAGGTTCTAATGACCGTGGACCGTCTTATTCAAATTGTGTCAGCGTACACGCAGAAGCAAACGCTCTCCTTTTCGCAGATCGACGAGACTATGAGGGCGGAACAATCTACATCACTAACTTCCCCTGCTGGGATTGCGCCAAGCTTGTTGCCAACTCCGGAATCAGAAGAGTAGTCACTCTTAAAACTTCAGAAGATGATCACGTAGATATAACTCCTATGTACGATCTTCTTAAAGGCTGCGGTCTAGAGATAGTGTTTATTTGATATATTGTTCTGTATTAGGAACAAAGGATAATAATGTCTTCAGACACTCTTCACGTTGTGATGTTTAGTGGCGGTATTGGATCTTGGTATGCAGCCAAGCGAGTCTGCGATCGTTATGGCCCCGAGAACGTCGTTCTTTTATTTTCGGATGTTCGTGGTGACAACCAGGAGACTCCCCACATTGGTGAAGACGAGGATACTTATCGATTCGTCCAGGAGTCTGCCGAAAAGCTCGGCGCTGAATTAGTTACGGTAATCGACGGTCGAAACATATGGGAAGTTTTTCGAGACAAGCGATTCCTAGGTAATTCTCGTATTGCTCCATGCTCACACGAGCTGAAGCAGAAACCTGCTAAGAAGTGGATCCACGAGAACTGCGACGTAAATAACACCATCATTTATGTTGGAATTGACTGGAGCGAGTCCCACCGTATGAAGGCTGTTACAGCCGGCTATGCTCCCTGGAAAGTAGAAGCTCCACTGATGAGTGCACCGTTCCTCAAGAAAGACGAGATGATCCGTCTTGCAGAGCTCGAAGGCATTACTCCTCCTCGGCTGTATGCCCTCGGGTTTCCACATAACAACTGTGGAGGTGGCTGCGTAAGATCTGGACACAAGCAGTTTAAATTGCTTCTTGAACAGATGCCAGATCGGTATGCAGAGTGGGAGAGACAAGAAGAGAAGATGCAAGACTTCTTAGGATCTAACGTCACCATTCTACGTAAGCGTTCTAAAGGCAATACGACACCACTCAGTCTTAGAGAGTTTAGAGAACTGAATACCACGAAACCCGAAGAGATTGACATGACCGACGAAGGTGTAGATTGCAACTGTACATCTAGTTGGTTTGCAGACGAGAACGAGGGCACTAATGCTTAATCCACAAGAACGAATCAAGATGGCTGCTGATCATCTAAGAGAGTTAGTAATTGAATATCAAGAATATATTGATATTTTAGATAACGCATATGATCTTCGAGAAAAGCATGATCCAAAATTTAGACTTGGAATTGAAGCATCTGAGAAGTACGCTCGTGCTAATGAATTATCTAGAAAAATTATCAAAGAAGACTAAATGCGTCTGAAGCAAAATGCATCCACGGGATATTGGACTGATACAGAAGATCCAAATCTTCATCTTTCTGGTGTCCACAGCATTCTGGTATGTAGGAACTTTTGTGCAATTCATAATAAAACTTCAGACCATCCACTAAAGGATGCCCCCCTGGAGTTTTGTGATACTCGTGGAATTCTTACTCGTACCTGTGGCCACGGTTTTATACATCCAGATTATGATGCAGCTGTTTACTACTATTCGGTCAACCTCAGCAACGAAACTGTTCACATATGCGATGGTTGCTGCGGGATAGATTGACTTTTTGTTTCAATTAAAGATATATTTGTCTTGGAGGTTTTTATGAATAACGAGCAAATAATTCAAAGTTCTATCGAAAAACTACGCAAGATCCAATTTGGGTATGTGACTCAAGACCACAAAACTTTATCTACCGGAGACATTCTCCTTAAGGATTCAATACCCGCTACGTTGACACTTCTCAGGGTGGCCCTGCGAGCTATTCAAATAGATCCAAAAGCAGCCGAGACAACAACAGGCTATAGAAATGAAATTAGTTTAGCCAAAGCAATTATTATGTCCGGGGTGCGCCCGGTACCCGAGCTCGAAGAGTATCCCCAGGACGATCCAGATTTTTAGGCAAACGGTAGAGATTCTTTTTTAAGTCTCCCCAAGCGAATCTGTTTGCGTTCATACTCAGAAGATCCACCCCAGATACCAATCTCTTGTTCATTCTTAAGTGCCCAGTCTAGGCATTCGGGCTGGTATGGACATGTTTGACAAATTTTCTTTGCTAGTCGGCTAAGATGGTAGTCCCCCTGCTCGGGAAAAAATCCATCCGGATCTGCTTCCGAGCAAGGTGTAGCACCCTTCTCTGCATCAAAAAAGTCAGGCATTTCCATGTAATTCGTCATATTTCCAGTCTATAGATTGACTAACAAACAATCAACTTAGACTACGTGAATCTTATTTATATATTCACAGTATGAGTTACGTGGATAGAATAGATGTATGACTGAATTGAATGAGACTATTTTAAAAATGACTGATCGATGTGATCAGTGTTCAGCTCAGGCGTACGTACAAGTTATGTTTGATACAGGAGAGTTACTGTTCTGCGGACACCACTGGACAGAACACGAATTAATTGCTAAAGGCAGGGCATCTAGAATTATTGATGAGCGCCACCGTCTCTCCCCCATAAAAGAACCGTACGTTGATCAAGGATATTGATCAAATAAATTCTCTTAACTCTTTAGACAACTTCTCATATGTTTTTGGTCCAATAATTGTCTGAACTATAGATCCATTTTTAAAAACTAACATCGCCGGAATACTACGCACCCCATAGCTTCTTGCTACTTCTGGTGCATCTTCAACACTTAGTTTGGTGATTTTAAGGCTATCTTGATCTTCTGATAGCTCATCCAAGATCGGGAACATGGCCTTGCAGGAGCTACACCATGACCCCCAAAACTCAACTAAGACTGGACCAGGGGCGTCTAAAACTTCTGATTTAAATGTTTCTTCAGTTAGATCTTGTACTTTACTCAACTTATTTATTTCTTTCTCTTAGGTTGTATTTAATTTTACAGCATAAGAATTAGTAAAAATATATCTACTATACAATAGATTTATGACTGGTTTCTTAGTTCCCGAGGAGAACGACCTCGCTAAAGCTCTCATTCAAATTGCCGATAAGTACGGAAAATTCAACGAAGACTCTACGGGTATTTGGGCTGGATACACCCCTGCTGCTGAAAACGAAGTCAAAGAAATTGGAGTTAAATGCTCTAATTGTGTTTTATACCGCGGCGGACAAGAGTGTGCAATTATTGCTCTTCCCGTAGAACCAGAAGGTAAATGTAGATTTGCCGTACTTCCAGAAGGAGCTGTAACCATGACCGAAGAGATACCAGAACCTCAGGTAGCAACTGCAGGATCAAAGCCGGCCCCCAAGAAAGATCAAATAAAAGGATCTGATAAGAACAAAGCTGGCTCTGCTGACACAGGTGCCAGCGTAAAATTTACAGAATCAATTATCTCGGCCCTAGAGAAAAAAGTAGAAGACCACAACGCTAAAGCTAAGAACGGACGTAAAGTCAATTTGCGGATGCTTAAAGCTGTTTATCGTCGTGGAGCAGGTGCATTCTCAACTTCTCACCGTCCAGATCAAAATCGTAATTCATGGGCTATGGCTCGAGTAAATGCTTTCCTAAAGCTTGTAAAGTCTGGAAAACCAACTAACCCCAAGTACGTGTCAGACAATGATCTATTACCGAAGGCACATCCTCGTCACTCCGAGGCAGCGAATCTTTCTCCTCTTTTGGCTTCTATGTTTGCCACCCTCAATGAAGAAGAGTGCCCCCCAGCCACACAAGACATTCAACTTAATCTTAAAAATCGCCAGAACGCAATTGACAATGTTGGGTACGGACCCCTCAATCCAAAAGAACCCAATGAAGAGTTTTGGCAAGATAAAGCAGATAAGTGGAAAACAACACTAGAAGAAGCTAAAAGTACTCGGTGCGCCACGTGTGTATTTTTTGTTCGTACTCCACAAATGCTCGATTGTATTGCTAGTGGCCTAGAGCAGGGAGGATCTCAACAAGTCGATGCAGATGCTGCCATTGATCAGGCTGAATTAGGGTACTGCGAGGCTCTGGACTTTAAATGTGCAGCATCCCGTACCTGTAATGCCTGGGCTGTTGGCGGACCCATTGAGTAGAAAATATACTTAAAATATTTATGTTATCCTTTTTCTGTAGTACCATCCACAAACCATCCCAGTAAAAGGAATGAAATGTCAGAAATTGAAGAAACCGTAGAAGTTGCTGAGTTCGAGGCTGAAGAGGTAGAAGCTGAAGAGGTAGAAGCCGAAGAGGCTGCTATAGAGGGCGACGACGACGTTGAAGCTGACGATGTTGACGCTGAAGAGGCCGACGCAGAGTAACTACATAAAAAAAAATAAAGGAGACAATTACGTCTCCTTTATTTTTTTGTTTATTTTAGATTATCTACTCACGGTCGCCGAGGCGTTCGACTCGTAGCTCGTGTTGGTCGACTCGAAGAAGTTGACCAACTGCAGAGTGTCGTTGGCAGCAGCCATCCACTTAGCGGGGTTAGTCACATTGTAGTGAGTACCAAACCCAAGCTCCTCAAGACGTCGGTCAGCTAGATACTTGGTGTACTGCGTTGCGTAGTCTGCGTTGAGTCCGAGGATCCCGTTCGGGAACTGGTCCTTGTTGTAGGCGGTCTCCATATCTACAGCGTCAAGAATCATCTGCTTGATCTCGGCAGCAAACTCTTCAGTAACGATCTCCGGGTTTTCATCAAGAATTGTTACAACGAGGTTTACACCAAACTTGAGGTGCAGCGACTCGTCACGGACAATCCAGTCAACAAGTGAACCGAAGTTGCGAAGCAGGTTG